TTAGTTCCTAAAGTTTGGAACCACTCTCCTTGCGTATTATAATATCCGCCTCCGGCTACATCTCTTCCAACAAATTTATTGTTAGCAGCATCAAAGAATTGATTTGATACAGCTGACCAATATTCTGTTGTTACAGCGCCGTTAATTAACATATCTAAGATTTCAAGATCGATTTCCATTGATACATATTCACTTAACATTGAAGTTAATTCAGCTTCAGCGTCAATTGAGTGATATGCATTTAAATCTTGAGCAAATTCAGGAGTCCAAACAGCCTTTAACTTTCTTGTCTTAGCTACTATAGGATCTGATTGCATTTCAAGATTTACTTCTGGAATATCAATATCAGTACCTTGATTGATTCCGTTAGCACCAGAACCTTTGAAAGGATCTGAATCTTCAAAATCGCCTCTAGATATATCAGATGGTTGAGCACTATATTTTACAATATAATCACCAGCAACAGGGTCTAAACTATTTGATCCTGTAATTACGAAATTAACATGTGTTTTAGCATCATTTAATCTTGTAAATGCACTTACTTGATTAACAGTACCACCTGAACCAGTTGAAATAATAAATGATCTTACTGCAGTAGTATCTGATCCAGATAATGATGATAATGGTATGCTAACAACCGTATGTGGATTAGCAGCTAATATATCAGTGTATGCAGAATCATAATTTACAGATGAAGATGTTGCAGTCGCAACAGTACCTGAAGCAGTTACTGCTATTTCATTGATTGAATATCCAAATCTACCAGCACCATAAAGACCACCTGATGGGTCATTTTCTGTGGTAGTTACACCAAACATAGAATCGTCTGCATTTGGCGATCCAAATGGATCTCCTGTTTTTAATTTATCGTCTTGTGCGAATCCAGGTTGAGCTGTACCATATTTGAAATCCAAATAAAATACTAGTCCTGATGGCAAATTCATTGGTTGTACAGAAACAAATTCTTTTGCTGCAAATTCAGCAAAGATTCTTCTTACCAATGGAAGTGCTACACCAGCCCACTCTTCTGAACCTTCTGTTGTACCAGTTGAAGACGCTTCTTTTACAAGTTGTCTTGCTTGGTTTTCTAGAAGTTGAGCCATTCCGGCTTTTTCAGTCTCGGACTTAAGTCCTTCTAAGAGACCGGTTCTTTCCCATTTGTTTACAGTTTTTAACGCTGCATTTCTTTGGGAAGGATTATTATCTTCTAATAAAGATGAAATTTCCATTTTTAATTTTCCTTTTTAATTAATCTAGTAATCCAGCTAATTTCTTCCATCTATTAGCTAATTGATTACCTTCATTGATTATTGTTTTAGTTACAGGAGCAGTTGATTCAACTGGCTTAGAGGCAGAACCTTCTTTTACCACTTTTCTCTTTTTTACAGGAACTGTAAAATTTTCTGCTAATGTACTAAATACAAGTTTAACTTCTCTTGTATTACCAGCTCTATCGAAATTTTCGATAACTGTCATTTTTTGACTTTCTGATAATTCAAAATTTCTAAATAATTTATTCGTATAAAGAAGTTTTGCATTTAAAAGATTAACTTCATTGATAGTGTCTCTTAAAGATTCAATAGTGTCATATGCTTCAGTAAGCTCTTCAGATAATTCATCCATTTTTTCTTTGGATTCTTTATCTTTATCGCCATGCTCGCCTTCTTCTACTTTATCTTTAGGTTCTTCTTCTTTGTCTTCTTCCGAAAGAATTTCTTCAATGATTTCATCAATATTGAATTCTTCATTTTTCATATCTTTAGGTTCAGCCATTAGATCGTTTCCTTTTGAATCAGTAGAATCAGCAGCGTCTTTATTATGAGCATCTTCTGCTATTTCTTCTTCAGTTAACTCTTCTTCAGTTAATTCTTCTTCATTTAAATCTTCTTCTAGCTCTCTTATGATTGCTTCTAGTTCTAGATCTTCTTCAACAGGTGGATTTTCATCAGTTGGATCTTCGTCAGCATCCATCATCATTCCTTCCATTTCCATTTCGTCAGTCATTGGTTCTTCACCCATGTCCATGTCAGGTGCAGCATCCATATCTACATCCATTTCAGCTCCTTCAGCATCGTCGGCTTTGACATATTTTTCGCCGTCGACAACTACTGATGGTTCTTCAGCTGGTGCTTCTATTTCTGCTTCCGCATCCATGTCCATTTCGTCTTCATACAAATCTTCTGATAATTTGGTTGATAACATGTTGTGAATTCTAGGAGCAAAAGCTTCTTCAAGAGCTATTTTAGCGTTTGCTAATGCTGTTTCCTTAACGGCTTTTGCATCTGCAATTGCTTCTTTTAGTAAATCCGATTTCTCGTTCATTACATTTCTCCTTAAATTTTTTT